TGTGTATCCCATTCCAACAAGTCTTAGACCTCAAGGCACAGACTTTGAAAAGAGTTTATTTCTTTTTGAAGAAGAAGGACCAGTAAATGAATGGTGGCTGTCTTTTCAAGTGGCTACTACTTATGGTCTTGACAAAGCACCTCTAAGAGACAGAGTCGAATGGGCTCAGGACAACCACGAGTTAATTACTCGGATTGCTTCTGATCCAAAAGGCACTATCAATGAGTGGTCTTGTGTCGAAGAACCCTGGTGTTTTCTTGCTGCTGCTATTGAGTTCTATGAGTGTGTCATCATCAAAACAAAAACAACTTCTGGTCTTCCTGTCGGTGTCGATGCTACCTGCTCTGGTCTCCAACATCTCTCAGCGCTTGCGCTTGACAAGACCGCAGCAGAAATGGTCAACGTTGTCCCCACAGAGAAACCCTCTGACGGGTATGCCATTGTTGCCGCCAAAGCCAAGGAGGTCTTACCTGAAAGACTTCATAAAGAAATCACTAGGAAGACTTGCAAAAGAACGGTGATGACCACACCATATGGGGTGACAGAGAACTCCGCTCGTGAGTACATCCGTCAGGAACTCAAAGGTGTCGAACTTCAACCCGGTGAACTGCAAGCCATTGTCAAAGCCATCTATCGCTATGCGGTCAGAGAGGTCTTTGCTGGTCCTTGTCGGTCTATGGAATTTATCCAGAAGACAGCAGGTGATCTGATCAAGGAAGGCAACACCAGGGTCGAATGGATGACTCCTTCTGGTTTCCCTGTCGTTCAAGAGTATCGGAAGAATGACTGTGAACGCATCAACACCAAGCTTCTTGGTCAACGCATACAGACTCATCTTCTGAAACCCTTTGAAGAACGTCAGGTGGATCTGAAGAAAGCATCCACAGCAGCTGCTCCTAATTTGGTGCATTCGCTTGATGCAGCCTTGCTCCATCTTGTCTTTGCTGAATGGAGTCGTCCCTTCACTGTCATCCATGACTGTGTGTTGGGTCGTTCCTGCGACATGGACGGAATGGCAGCTGCTATCCGTGACAAGTTCGTTGAGATCTATTCACAGCCTGTGCTCAAGAACTGGGCAGAGCAGCTGGGTATGGACTTCGATGAGTCAGTCATGATCAACACACTCGACATCAATGATGTCCAAAATTCCGCTTACTTCTTCTGCTGATGACCAACTACGGCATTGAGCTTTTGTCTGAACACTTCGGTGTTCGTGAGTCCATTATTGAAAACCTCCGAGAGGAGTTCGAACACGAGGTTAGTCTTGGTTACTCCGGCGACGAGTACTCTGATTTCTTTATCTACCTTGTCAAAGAGTTCGCTCAAGCGTCCTTTCTCTATTCTGCGGAAGCTGGTGAAGACGTTGTTGAATGTCTTGAAGCCTACGACGCAACGTGGGACGCACTTACTGCGGGCGTGCTCGAAGATGGAACAAACGAGGAGGCAGCATGTGGCTGATGATTTCCGTTGATCGCATCAAGGAGATCATGGAGCAGTACGACCTCACAATGAACGAGGTTTTGTACGCTCACACCTTGTATGATCCGTCGATTGACGATAGTATGGACGAGCTGTACGAGCTTGTCTCGGACCACAACCTGATTTCCACCACCGCTGAACTAACCGAACTGCTTACGCATGTCTGAACGTTTCACAATCACCACCACCCTTGAGGGCTACGTCAACGCCCTGAAGCCCGCAGGCAAGTTCAACAACTGCTGCTTCTCTGCTCGTCTGAGCAAGGAAGACATGGGCAAGTTTGACGAGGTGTATGAGCGTGCTATGGCCTGGGGTAAGAATCGCCTGGCCGGTAAGCGCAGCACCGAAGAGCTACCCAAATGGGACGACGAGGGCGCTTTTAAATACAGCTACGGCGGTGAAAGCAACAACCCCATGTTCCCCTGGGTGGACACCGATGGTCAGCCCATCGACCCGGATACTCCTATCTGGAAAGGGACCAACGTAAAGCTTATCGTTGATCTCAAGCCCTACACCATGGCATCCAAGATTGGCCTTTCATTCAAAGTACGAGGTGCTCAAGTCATCAAACTGGTCGGCCCTGGTGGGTCTGATAGTGGTGAGCTTAGTGCTGAAGACGTGGCTAGTATTTTTGGTACTACAGACGGTTTCAAGTCAAGCTCTCCATCGTTTGAACCGAATGCGGATGCGCTTGGTTCCACCACCATCGAAGACGACTTGCCGTTCTGATGACTAAGTACCGTTCTCGTCTCGAAGAACGGCTTAGTAAGTGGTTATCTCAAAACGATTATTCCTTTGAATACGAAACCGTTAAACTAGATTACACCTTATCAGCCGTTTATAAGCCTGATTTTATTCTACCCAATGGGGTGATGCTGGAGGCCAAGGGCTGGTTCAAACCAGAAGACAGACGCAAGATGCTTGCCGTTAAAAAGCAACATCCTGAGGCTGACATCCGCTTGGTCTTCCAGGCTCCTCACAACACCATCACCAAGCAATCCAAGACCACCTACTCCATGTGGGCGGAGAAGAATGGTTTCCCTTGGTGTGCTGCCCACAACATTCCCATTGACTGGTTTGAATGAAAACCTTTTCCAAATCACTTGCGGGTAAAGTCTTTATCGGCAAGAAAAAGAAAAGCAAGCGCCCACCCAAAGGCGCTAAGCCCTACCGTGGTCAGGGCCGCAAATGATTGACACCGACAGTGAGTTTGTTCGTCATGAACCATGCAATCACTGTGGGTCTAGTGATGCCCTTGGTCGTTATTCTGATGGTCATGGGCATTGCTTCTCTTGCGGTCACTATGAGCATGGTGATGGCGAAAGCACTTCTTTTCACAAGCCGCAACGCACCAACGTCGCAATGGATTTCACCGGGGACATCATTCCTCTTCGTTCCAGGGGTCTTCTTGAAGACACCGTAAAGAAGTTCAACGTCAGGTATGACGCTGGCTCTCGAACGCTCCGTTTCCCCTACTACAACAGCGACGGTCAGCTAGTCGCATTCAAAACCAAGACACCGGACAAAGACATCCGTTGGGTTGGCAAGAATGAAGACCACGCCCTGTTTGGTCAGCAGCTCTTCGGAGGTGCCAAAGGCAATAACAAAACTATTGTCATCACCGAGGGCGAAGAGGACGCCATGAGCGTCTGGCAGGCACGTCCTAACTGGCCAGTGGTCAGCTTAGATGCTGGTGCTAAGGGCGGCAAACGAACTCTTCAGCATCAATACAAATTCATTGATCGCTACGAAGAGATTGTTCTGTTCTTTGATTCGGATGAAGCTGGCAAAGCCGCAGCAGCGGAATGCGCTCAGCTGTTCAGCCACTCAAAGATCTTCATAGCCACATTGAGTGGTTACAAAGATGCCAACGAAGCCATCGTTGCCAAAGACCCTGATGCCATACGTCAGGCATTTTGGCAGAAAAAACCCTACTCTCCAAAAACCGTCATCGACGGCAGAGACCTCTTCGATCTGGCTTCTCGCCCTTTACATGGTCGGGATGCTGACTGGCCTTTTAGTGGCCTTGATCAGCTTACTTCTGGACTACGACTGGGGGAACTCGTTACTGTAACGGCCGGTTCCGGTGTAGGCAAAAGCACATTTTGTGGCGAAGTAGCCCAAGCACTGGTTGACCAGTCCCAAAACGTCGGCTACATTGCGCTTGAAGAGTCATTGCAACGCACGGCTCTTCGGCTTATGTCAGTCAAAGCAGAGAAGCCGCTTCATCTCAACAATGAGCTTCCACCAGAACAACTCAAAGAAGCATTTGATGCGAGCCTTGGCACGGGCAGGGTCTTCCTCCGTGACGGGTTTGGCTCGGTTGATCCTGAGGCGATCCTTAGTGACTGTCGCTTTATGGCGCAGGCTAAGGAGGTCAAGTGGATCATCCTGGACCACCTCTCGATTCTTATGTCTGGGAATGAGTCGCACGACGAAAGGAAACTAATCGACGTGACGATGACTAAGCTTCGTAGCTTCGTTGAAGAGACTGGAGTTGGTATGATTCTTATCAGCCACCTCAAACGTCCCCAAGGTGACAAAGGTCACGAAGACGGACAACAAGTAAGTCTTGGACAATTGAGAGGAAGTCACAGTATTGTTCAACTATCTGACATGGTAGTTGCAATTGAACGCAACCTTTCTTCCGGCCACAGTCATGCCAACGTTCGCGTGTTGAAAAACCGCTTCAATGGTCAGACTGGCAAAGCATCCACTATTATTTACAACCAGGAAACTGGTCGTATGATTGAAGATTTAAATGCTGAATTTGATGGCCCATCCTCACCCAAACGATCATTTGACGGAGCATCTGACCCCTTCGGAGACTATTAAGGTAGATGCTGTTTGTACCTGCGGCAGCAACGCCTTCTTTTATTCGGAAATGGAACCGGACGGTTACTTCTGTATGGAGTGCGGTAAGCCGGATCCTATTACGCAGCAGACCCTCGAAACGGAAGAACCGGGGTACTGGGGCCTATGACTAGGTTAGCTTTCGACATTGAGACGAACGGCTTACCTAGAAAAGGCATGAGCTGTGTCCACTGCATCGTCACCAAAAACCTTGATACCGGAGTAATCCTTCGGTACAACGACAGCGGTACTCACGAGTCTGTGACTACTGGTGTCAACATGCTTGCAGAAGCTGACTTCCTTGTCGGTCATAACGTGATTGGCTTTGACGTACCAGCGCTGCAAGAGATTTATCCATTCTTTGAACCAACGGCGAAGATTCTCGACACGTTG